GTTGATTGACAATGAAGATGAGTCGCTAAGTGAGTTAGATGCAGTTGAGCAAAAGAAGCAACTACCTGAAGTAGCACCACTTTCTGAGATGCCTGAGAAATACAGGCAAAAATCTCTTGAAGAAGTGGTCAAAATGCACCAAGAAGCTGAGAAGCTGATTGGAAAGCAAGCGCAGGAAGTTGGGGAAGTGCGAAAGCTGGCAGATGAACTTATAAAGCAAAACCTCTCCTCTAAACAGCAACCTATTGAGAAAGAGCCTGAAGTAGATTTTTTCGAGAATCCACAAGAGGCAGTTCGCAGGACTGTTGATAACCATCCCGATGTTCTTGCCGCTAGACAAGCTGGTCAAGATTTCAAAAAGATGCAGATTCAACAAAAGCTGGCGCAAGAGCATCCTGATTTTGGTCAGATTGCTCAAGATGCAGACTTTGTAAATTGGGTGAAATCTTCACCTATTCGCCTTGGTTTGTATGCTAAAGCTGATGGTGAGTTTGATTACGACAGTGCAAACGAATTGTTGAGTACCTATAAACAGTTGCGTGGCGTTAAGACAAGACAGACTACAGATGCAGGGGAAACTCAGCGCAAGTCTAGTCTTAAAGCAGCGGGTGTTGATGTAGGTGGAAGTGGGGAGTCTGGAAAAAGAGTCTATCGTAGGGCTGATCTAATTCGGCTGAAGATGACTGACCCAGATCGTTATGAGGCGTTAAGCGGAGAAATCATGCAAGCGTATCAAGACGGACGGGTTAGATAATTTAACTTATCGTTTTTTGGAGATTTAACATGGCAACAGCATTTTCCCCCAGTAACTCAGTTACTACCACAACAGCAGACAAGTTCATTCCTGAAATTTGGTCAGATGAAATCGTAGCTGCCTACAAGAAAAACTTGGTTCTTGCGAACTTGGTTATGAAGATGAACTTCAAGGGCAAGAAAGGTGACACCATTCACATTCCTGCACCTACTCGTGGTTCTGCTTCTGCAAAAGCCGCTGAAACAGCAGTCACTTTGATTGCTGCTACAGAGTCTGAAGTTCAAGTGTCTATCAACAAGCATTATGAATATTCACGCTTGATTGAAGATATTGTCGAAGCCCAAGCCCTGAACAGTTTGCGTAATTTCTATACCTCTGACGCTGGTTATGCTCTGGCTAAACAAGTTGATACTGACTTGGTTCAGTTGGGTCGTTCTACCAACGGCGGTGCTGGTACAAATGCTTATGCAACTGGTGCTTTCATCGGTGGCGATGGCACTACTGCTTATGTTGCTGGTAGCAACAATGAGTCAGCATTGACAGATGCCGCTATTCGACGCACTATTCAGCGTCTTGACGACACTGATACCCCAATGGATCAGCGTTTCTTCATCATCCCTCCATCAAGCCGTAACACATTGATGGGTTTGGCTCGTTACACTGAACAAGCATTTGTTGGTGGTACAAACAATACCATTCGCACTGGTGAGATCGGTAACTTGTATGGTATCCCTGTGTTTATATCAAGCAATACTGATACTACATCAGGTTCTGCTGCCGCACGAGTTTGTTTGATGGGTCACCGTGATTCAATGGTACTGGTTGAGCAAGTTGCTGTTCGTTCACAAATCCAGTACAAACAAGAGTATTTGGCTACTCTGTTCACTTCTGACACTCTGTACGGTGTTCAGATTCTTCGTGCGGCGGCAAGCACAGGTTTAGCTAAATCTGCATCTATGTTCGCTCTCATCGTTCCTGCCTAATTGCAGTTGTTTCCCCCTGCCCTAGTGGTAGGGGGGCTTTTTTAACCTAATTAGGAGAAATCAAAATGGCTGCTGCTACCGCTGTTGTTTCCACTAGAGACAACGAATCTTTCCGTGGGCTTTTCAGCGACACTTGGTCTGTTGTTGCTACGCTTGATGCTGGTTCTTTGGTTGATGGTGCGGGTGAAACCGAAACTGTTGCCGTTGCTGGTGTGGCGTTGGGTGATATGGTCTTGGGTTGTTCTTTTGCCGTGGATGAAGTTGGCATGAGTGTTACTTCTTATGTCTCTGCTGCAAATGTTGTCAGTATTCGTGTTCAAAACGAATCTGGTAGCACTGTAGACTTGGCATCTTGCAAGATTCGTCTTGTAGTTGCTCGTATGGTGTAAAGAATGGGGGGCTAGTCCCCCCTTTCTCATTTAAGGGTTTTATGGCTACTTTTCGCTGTATTCAGTCAGGTAACACTGTAACTTTTACATATCAGCATGACATTGACTCCATGAAGGGTCATCAAGGATATGTAAGGATAGACGAGCCAGAAGTAACCATAGAATCAGAGACTAGAACAGATACCGCATTTCGTGCGCCTGTAATTCCAACAATCAAGCGGATGGGTAGACCCCGAAAGGTAGCAAATGTCTGAGATAGATGCTCGTGATTTTGGTCGTTTAGAGGCTCAAGTAGAGACTCTACATGGTCAGGTAACTCAATTGAGTACTGATGTAAAAACCTTACTTGAACTTGCCAACAAAGGCAAAGGTGGATTTTGGGTGGGTATGACAATCGCTTCATTCATGGGCGGTGTGATTACCTTTGTTGCTGATCGTGTCTGGAAATGAGGGGAACACTATGTACGGAAAAATGATGGGCGGTAAGGCCAAAGAAACTGCAAGCAAAGGCAAGAAAAAGGGCGTTCCTGTGACCATTATGGTTGCGGTTGGTAAGCCAAAGATGCCAATGCCTATGCGTGGCGGTCGGACTGCTACCAACATGATGAAAAAATCTTCAAGAGGTAAATAATGTCTACATTTCAACTCGATCCAAATCAAGTAGCTTGGGGCGTTGCTAGTCATGGCACAAGCCAAGTGGCAACAGTAACTACTAGCAGTGTTCAAATGACTGCTTTTGGTGCAACTACCACTATGATTCGCATTGCCTGTGGTCAAGGTCATTGCCACTATGCAATTGGCACAAGTCCTACTGCAAGCATTACAACATCAGCCATGATTCCACCAAATTGTGTTGAAATTGTGCGAGTAAGTCCATCTCAAAAAATTGCGTTTATTAAAGATGCAACTATTACAACATCCACTGTTTCTGTAACGGAGTTAGTATGAAAAAACCCACAATGGCACAGAAGAAGGTTGGTAAGGTTATGCATGAATACAAAGCAGGTTCTTTGCATTCAGGTAAGGGTGGAAAGATTGTTAAGAACCCTAAACAAGCAGTTGCTATTGCCTTGTCTGAAGCTGGTATGACCAAACCTAAAAAGAAGATAAAAAATGGCTACTAAACAAGGCTTGTATGCCAACATTAATGCAAAACAGGCTCGTATAAAGGCGGGTTCTGGTGAAAAGATGAACAAGGTGGGGTCTAAAGCTGCACCTACTGCTGCTGACTTCAAACAAGCCGCAAAGACTGCAAAGAAACCTAAAAAGGTGAAGTAGATGAAAACACCCACTTGGCAAACAAAAGCTGGTCAAAATCCAAAAGGCGGCTTGAATGCCAAGGGGAGATCGTCTTATAATCAAGAAACTGGTGGTAATTTGAAACCTCCAGTAAAGTCGGGGGATAACCCTCGCAGAGCAAGTTTCTTGGCTCGTATGGGTGGTAATGATGGCCCTGAGTACAAGAATGGTGAACCAACAAGACTGCTTCTTTCGCTTAAGGCATGGGGTGCTACCTCAAAGGCTGACGCAAAGGCAAAAGCTAAAGCTATATCCGACAGGAACAAAGCAAAGGCTGGAAGCAGATGACTTATCTAGAACTTGTAAACGATGTTCTCGCAAGGTTGCGAGAGACAAGTGTTTCTACTGTTACAGAAACAACTTATTCAACTTTAATTGGCAAATTTGTCAATGATGCAAAGCGTCAAATTGAAGATGCGTTTTCTTGGAATGTTTTAGGTCAAGTAATTACAGTCACTACTGTGGCATCTACAGCATCTTATTCTTTGACAGGTGCTGGTCAGAAGTTTCAAGTGATGGATGTAATCAACACCACAAGCAATGTTGGCCTTACAAACATCAGCTTTGTGGACATGAACCGAAAGCTGAACTTTACGCCACTGGTCAACTCAATCCCTACTGAATTTGCTTTTGATGGGGTTGATGGAAGCTACGACACCAAGGTGAATCTATATCCAATACCTGACGGTGTATATACAATCAAGTTTGCTTTGACAGTCCCACAGGCAACATTGTCATCTGGTTCAACTGTTGTTTTTGTTGCTGACACTCTAGTGTCTCAGAATGCTTATGCTCGTGCATTGGTAGAACGCGGTGAAGATGGCGGGCTATCTTCATCTGAGGCTTATTTGTTGTATAAAGCAATGTTGGCTGATTACATTGCATTGGAAGGTACTCGCTATCCTGAGAATCAGGAGTTTGTGGCAACATGAGCCAAGCACTCCAGACTTATTCTTTAACAGCACCCGGCTTTCAAGGGTTGAATACCCAAGAATCGCCTCTTGATTTGTTTCTTGGATATGCTCTGGTTGCTCAAAATGCAATCATTGACCAGTATGGTCGTATCGGTTCTCGCAAGGGTTACTCAAGAGTAAATTCTTCAAGTGGTACTTTAGGTGCAAATGATGTCACTGTCATCAATGAATTGGTGCAAGCAGATGGAACTTTGACTGTTTTATTTGCTGGCAACAACAAGTTGTTTAAACTTGATGGTTCTAATGCCGTTGTTGAATTGACTTACGGGGGCGGTGGTTCTGCACCTACTATTACAGCTAATAATTGGCAATGTGCATCCCTTAACAGCATTACATACTTCTTTCAATCAGGGTATAACCCTTTGATTTATGACCCTGCTGTATCAACTACTACATATCGTAGAGTTTCTGAGAAAACAGGTTATGTAGCTACTGTACCTGATGCAAACATTGTGATTTCTGCTTTTGGTAGATTATGGGCAGCAAACACTACATCAGTCAATGCAACTGTTTATTTCAGTGATTTGATTTCAGGCCATGTTTGGTCAACAGGTACGGCTGGTAGTCTTAATGTAAATAATGTATGGGTTAATGGTGCTGATGAAATTACTGGTTTAGCGGCACATAATGGGTTTTTATTTATCTTTGGTAAACGTCAGATTTTAATTTATTCTGGTGCTACTACGCCATCTTCAATGGTTCTTAGTGATACTGTAGAGGGTATTGGTTGCATTTCTAGAGATAGCATTCAAACAACTAGCACAGACGTTATTTTCTTGTCAAACAGTGGTGTTAGATCATTGATGAGGACTATTCAGGAGAAATCATCCCCTGAACGTGATTTGTCTAAAAATGTTCGTAATGATTTGATGAATGCTGTTTCTGCTGAAACTGTATCAAATATTAAAGCTATATATTCTGAAACAAATGCACTTTATTTGTTAAATCTTCCAACATCAAAATACACTTATGCCTTTGATACAAAAGGAATCATGCAAGATGGTTCTTCTAGGTCAACAATTTGGGACAGTATTGAGCCAACATCTTTTTGTGCAAGACGTAATGGTGATTTGTTGATTGGCAAAAATGGATATATTGGAAAATATGGCACATATTTAGACAATGCAACCTCCTATAGATTGGCATACTATACAAACAATTCTGATCTTGGTGATATAAATGTTACCTCTATTTTGAAGAAGATAAAGGTTATTGTTGTTGGCGGTTCTAATCAATTGGTAACATTAAAGTGGGGATATGATTTCACAGGAAGTTATTATTCATCACAAGTAAATATACCTACTCAAACAACATCCGAATATGGTACTGCTGAATATGGTGCAAATGCGACAGTAATAGCATATTACACATCTGGAGTTGCATTAACAACAATAGAAACAAATGCAACTAGCAAGGGGAAAATTGTTCAAATAGGGGTTGAAATGGATATAAACAATAGTCAATTATCCATTCAAAAGATTGAACTTCAAGCCAAAAATGGCAAGATTGCATAGGGGAAAAAATGTCAAATTACACGCAAACAACAAATTTTGCAACCAAGGATGCACTTGCATCCGGTAATCCTTTAAAAGTTGTTAAAGGTACTGAGATCAATACTGAGTTTGCAAATATTGCAACTGCTGTAGCAACTAAAGCAGATGCTAGTGCTGGAACAATTACTGGCGCAACAATAACAACTTCAGTGATTGATAGTTCTACTATTGGAGCGACTACCCCAAGTACAGGTGCTTTCACAACACTGTCGGCTACAGGAGTAACTACTTTAAGCAATGCTGTGTTGCCTGTTATTGACAATATCAAGTTAGGGTACACCACTACAGCAACGGCTGCTGGAACAACAACACTAACTTCTGCTAGTAAAAATCAACAGTTTTTTACTGGTACAACAACTCAAACAGTTGTTTTGCCTGTTACAAGTACACTTGCACTTGGACTTAGTTATTTGATTGTTAACGATTCAACTGGAGTTGTAACTGTTCAATCAAGTGGTGCAAACACAATTACATTGATTCCTGCAAATACAACCGTCAAATGTACTTGTATTCTTATTACAGGGACAACTGCTGCAAGTTGGTCATTTGCTTTTGAGGGAAGTTCAAATATACCTTACAAGCAAGTCCAATCAATTTCAGCCTCTGTCGCAGCAAATGCATTGACAATTTCAGCTACTTCATTAGCGTTAGATTTTCGTAATACTACATTAGGTAGCGGTACTGTTACAACTGTTTCTGGAACTCCTGCAAACTTGGTTATTTCAAGCGGATCAACCCTTGGAACAGTAAGTGCCACACAGTCTCGTATTGTGGTGATAGCAATGAATAACGCAGGAACAATTGAGTTAGCCGCTGTAAATATTAGTGGTGGAAATCAACTTGATGAGACAAACCTAATTACCACAACTGCTGAAGGTGGTCTTGGTGCTGCCGATAGTTCAAATGTCATTTATTCAACAACAGCAAGAACATCAGTTGCATATCGGGTGATTGGTTATATTGAATCCACGCAAGCAACTGCTGGAACATGGGCTACTGCTCCATCAACTATTCAAGGTTCTGGCGGTCAGGCTTTGACAGCTATGAGTAGCTTGGGATATGGGCAGACTTGGCAAAGCGTTACTGGAAGTCGATCCATTGGCACGACTTACTACAATACAACAGGTAAGCCAATAATTGTTGTGGTAAATGGTAGCGCTGGGTCAAACAATGGTTCGCTATCGCCAACTGTCAATGGAATTGCAATTGGTAATGCCACTGGCACTACGGCTGGTTACTACGTACAAACTAATTTTTTAGTGCCATCTGGCGGGTCATATTCTGTTGCAAACATAAGCGCAAATACATCAATAACATGGACAGAACTTCGTTAAGGATTAAAAATGCCACATTACAAAGACGCTCAAAACAAATTACATTTTCTTGATGACAATTCATTTGTTCATCTGCTCCCTGCTGGCTCAGTTCAAATCACTGATGCAGAAGCAGAAACATTGCGCCCTGTGTACACACCAACATACGCAGAAAAACGTGCATCTGAGTATCCTCCAATGACTGATTATCTTGATGGTGTAGTCAAGGGTAACCAAGCCCAGATTGATAAATACATAGCCGACTGTTTAGCAGTCAAAGCTAAATATCCAAAATGAACCAGCCTGAAATCATCCATCACTTTTCTGATGGTTTGTATGCCAAGGAAGCTAGGTTTCCTGCGGGTACTGCCATCTTGAAACACACCCATAACTTCAGTCACTTGTCTATCTTGGCTGAAGGTAAGGTTGCGGTATTGCGTGGAAATGAGATTGATATTGTTACTGCTCCTGCTTGCATTGAAATTAAGGCTGGCTTGACGCATGGCGTTAAGGCAATAACAGATTGTGTTTGGTTTTGTATTCATGCTACTGACGAGAAAGACCCGTCTAAGGTAGATGAAATTTTGATTAAGGGAGATTAGTATGCCATTTTCAACAGCGCAATTAATAAGCGGGGGGATTTCACTCTTAGGTGGCGCAATGCAGGGGAATTCTGCCAGACAAGCGGCAAACACATCTGCGGATGCTCAATTACAGTCGGCACGAATTGCAGCAGAGGCGGCAAGATTTCGTCCTGTTGGCATAACTACCCGTTACGGTACATCTAACTTTCAGACTGATGCACAAGGTAATTTGATTGGTGCTGGCTACAACGTCAGCCCTGAGTTACAAGCCTATCAGAACCGTCTACAGGCTCTTACAGGCAATGCATTGACTCAGGCTGAACAGGCGCAGCAACAGTACGCCCCACTTCAACAAAGCGCACAAGGACTGTTTGGCTTGGGTCAGCAGTATCTTGCACAGTCTCCTCAAGAAGTTGCGGCAAAGTACATGGCACAGCAACAGGACTTGCTTGCTCCTAGCCGTGAACGATCAATGGCTCAATTGCAGAACCAGTTGTTCCAGCAGGGTCGTGGTGGTTTGTCTGTTGGTGCTACAGGTATGCGTCCTAGCGGTGCGGCTGGCTTTGGTGCTGCATCTCCTGAGATGGAAGCGTACTACAACGCTATGGCTCAACAAGATGCTCAGTTGGCGGCTAATGCTCAACAGGCTGGTCAGCAGAATGTTGCGTTTGGTGCTGGATTGTTTGGTAGCGGTTCTCAGTTGATGGGTCAGTATCAAGCTGGTCAAGTCGGTGCATTGAACCCGTTTACAACGTATTTGGGCGGTGGACAAGCTATTGAGCAGATGGGACAACAGCCTTTGACATTAGGTGCTGGATTGGGTGGTCAAGCGGCTGCTTATGGTGCTAATGCTGGTAAATCATTGCTTGAAGGTGGAATGAATGCCGCAGCTACTCAACGACAAGCCAATGCTTATAACCCATTTGCTACGGCTCTAAGTGGTCTTGCGAATAATCAGCAATTTGGTCAAGGTGTTTCAAACTATTTACAGAATAGAAACCCTTATGTTGCCAATACCACAGCATCTGCTTTTGGCGATACTACTGGTTATTCTCCTAATGCTGCTGGCTATGCTCAACCAGTAACTTTATTCTAAGGAAAAAATCATGGCTGAAATAATCAATAATCAATCAAATACAGTTATGTATCCTAATGAGGATAAATATTACAATGAATGGGCGAATGACAGAGGAAGTAACGCACTTTATCCAACTTGGCTGCGTGAAAATTACCCTGAAGTAGCTGCCGCAAGAGATGCGGTTAGGACTCCCCCTGCTATTGATTACAACCGTAATGGAGTTTTTGAAAGTAGTATTAAACCTACCTTTGCCACATTTGAAGATTATCAAAAGTTTTTAAAAGAAACTTATGGAAGTTCAGCAGCAACCATAGCACCAGCAGCAGCTACAGAAGCACCAGCACCAGCACCAGCACCAGAAGCAGCACCCGCACCAGAACGACTATTATCTGGACAGAGTGATCTTACTTTTCCTAATTTAAAAATTGATTCGCAATTTAGTGCGCCAACACCAGCAGCACCAACAAGTGTTATGGGAATGTTCCCTGAAGTAGATGCAATGCAACGTGCTTTGTACCAACAAAAGCAAAATGAAGCAATGCAAGCACAGGCAATGCAGTATGCGTCACTTAACCCCATGCAACAGGCTCAATACAGCCTGTATATGGGTGGTCAACAGTTGGGTGGTGCTATTGGTGGTGCTTTGGGTGGTAAAGACCCTCAGTTACAGTTGATTTCAATGCGTAATGCTATTTCCAAACAAATAGATATGCGTGATCCTGAGTCTTATTTTAAAGCAGCAACTTTAGCCAATCAAGCTGGAGACAGAGAGTTTGCTGCGTCACTTGTTGATGTTGGAACAAAAATAGAATCCACAATGTCTCAAGTAGAATTGAGAAAAGCTCAAGCACAAAAAGCTAGAAACGCTCAACAAGCTCAAACAGACTCTGCACAGAAACGTAAAACCGTTTCAGATTTAGAACAAAAACTAGCAACTGATCCAACATACAAACCAACTGCAGAAGAAATTGCAAGTGTAAGATGGATTGTTGCCAATGAAAGCAAATCAAAAACACAAATTGATCCTACAACTGGTCAGTTGTATATCATTGAGGGTTTAAATATTCAAGATGCTGCGCCAAACATTGCTAATTATTTGAAACAAACTGGAACTACTGTACCAGCACCTGCCCCTGCCGCAACAACTGAAGCACCAGTAACTACAGCAGCACCAACACCAACAGGAACACCTGTTACAAAAGGAGTAACCGCTGTTCCGACTGAAGCATCAAAAATAAAAGCACAAGAAGAAGCCGATAAAAAAGTAGTTAAAGCCGAAGAATTAAAACGTGAAGCAGAAGGATTCCAAGATGGATTGTCTGCTATACAAGTAGTAAGAGGAACAATCAAAGAAACAAAAGCACTTGTTAGCAAAAAAACTACTGGTTATGGCTCTTTGTTATCGTTCCTACCAGAGTCAGATGCTATGACTGTATCTGACAACACGCAAACAATTAAAGACAACATTGCATTAGCAAAACTAAAAGAATTGAAACAGCAATCCAAAACTGGTGCATCTGGCCTTGGCGCATTAAATATGAAAGAGTTTGATGCTATTCAAGGAATTATTGCTAGGTTAAATCCTAAATCAGCTAACTATGCAAATGACTTACAAAAAGTTGATGATTTCTTTGCTAGAGCAGAAAGTTTAATGGCTCAACAAGGTGCTAGAGCAGAAGAACGAGCCAATAAACCTGCTGCTGGTACAACTACTGCGCCAAGCGGTGCTGGTGATAAAGAAGCAAGAATCAAAGCAACAGTAGATCGTGCTATGGCTGATTCAAGAACAAAAGGAACAAGAGAGCAAGTTGAATCTGCTGTTCGCGCAAGACCAGAATTTAAATAATAGAGGCTAATCATGGCAACTGAAAGAGCAAAAACCAATGTTGAAGCACAACAGCGCATCATTGCACAACAAGATGCTATTCGTCCTTTGTTACGAAAAGCTATGCAAGAAAAAGATCAATCATCCATTGACAAATACATGGGTGAAATGGAAAGACTTGATCGTCAAATGCGAGCAACAGCTACTATTACTGTTGGTGGTGTTGATGTTCCTATTGGTGCTATTGGTAGTGGTTTGCAGTCTGGTATATCAGGTTTATTTACTGCAATACCTGACATTGGTATAGCAGCATACAACTATTTAAAACCACAACCTAGTCAAAATTTATCTGGTTTGATAACTGGTCAACGACCTCAAAAACAAGAAACACCATCACTATCTGAGTTGGGAACAAAATATCTTGGCATTCAAAATGAACCAACGTCTGATGAACAGGCTTATGCGTTCAGAATGGCACAAGGTGCTGGAAGCTCTGCTATTCCTAGTGTTGGTGCAAAAGGACTTTTATTAGGCACTGGACTTGGTGCGGCTGACGTTGCTGTATCTCAGGCAATTGGTGCGCCTGAAGGCCTTGTATCTGGTGCTTATGCTATAGGTAGTTTAACTCGTGCTGGATTTAAAGGCATTCAAAATCTGCGTGAAAGTAGAAAGTTAAACAAGTTTATTGAAGAAAATGTGCCGCCTGAAGGACAAAATGTCTTTAAAGAATTCATGTTTCGTGGACAAGGATCAGATAGTCCTATTGTTGCTGCTGCCCTACAAAAGTTGCGTGCAAATCCTCAATATGCTGAGTTGTTTGCAAAGTTCGACCAAGCTGCATCTGATTTTGCTACAAAGGGAATGACTCCTACTAGTCGATTGACTAGCAAAGAAGACGTTACTAAATCTGTTGCCTCTCGTGTTCAAAGTGAAATTGATGGATTGGCAAAGCAGCGTTCTGAAGCTGGAGATCGTGTATTTAAGCAAGCAATAGGCTATGGCGCAAATCAGCCATTGGTTGACCCTACCAATACAATTAAAAACATTGATGCATTAATTGTTAGATATAGTGCAAAATCCACTCCAAATGCAGATAAGGCTGTTGAGGTATTAAATTCAATCAGAGATCGTTTGACATCTGGTAATCCATTAACTGCAGAACAAACGGCAGTTGCTGCTGCTTCTGGTCTTGCTCAGACAACGCCTAAAAGAACACTTGACCAAGTGCAAGGAGTTCTATCTGAGTTTGGAAAGAAAGCATCTACTGGAGACAGTTTAATCAAGGATTTAGCCATTTCTGATGAAAGAATAATTTCTAGTGCTATTTTTGGCGGCATGAAAGATGATGTGACTGCCGCATTGAAAACAGCAAAAGGAAATGATGCAGCAGCATTGAATTTATTAAATCTTGGTCGCAAACAAATAAAGACTGCATCTGATAATTACAACGATGTACTTGCTCAAGGGATGCCAGCTTTCTTGAAAGACAAGCCTTTATCTGCTGTTTCTTACGAAGATTTATATTCAAATTACAAGAATTTAAATGAGTATCAACGTGCAAAGATGCGTTCTTATGTTGGCAATACAGACAAAGAGGCTTTAAATTTCTTAGACCGTAATATTTTTCAAGATTTTGTTAAGTCTGCACAAGGAAAAAATGATGCGGGTATATTTACTACCGATCTAGAAAAACTAGCAACGAATTGGAAGACTCTTGGAGATAATGAACGTGCCTCTTTAGTTACTGCTCTTGGAGCTAATGCAAAAGAGTTTGATCAACGTATGTCAGATGCCTTAACTTTCACTAGACGCATGAAAGTAGCTCAACCAGCAATTGAGTCTGAAAAACTTATTTCTCCTGATTTACAACGTGGTGTATCTGCTACAGTTGGTGCTGGAGGTGGATATGCTCCTGCAAAAGGAGTAGATGTTGCAATGACAACTATTAATGAGTTGTTTAAGAAGCAAGGAATTACTGATGAACAATTAATGCGTATGT